ATGTGGATAATCACAGAGGGCAAATACACACAAATGGCAACAATCTCTCTGACGCTTCAGAACGTGAACGGCGATCCGTTCACAAGCGGTGGCAACATCAACATAACCACCGGGACCACCAGCGATGCGGTTTTCAACGAAACCTCCGGTTCGGTTTCACTGAGTACCGTGCTGACCAATGACTCGGTGACCATTGGCGGGTTTACCTATTTCTACGATTACCTGGGGTCGGGCGATGTCAGGGGAGATCCGGGCCAGCCAGCGGCGTTCATCCGTATCACGTCGTCGGAAGCCTTTGCGCCATTAAAGGTGGGCGACACCTTCGCCATCGACCTGGCTGGCCAGCCGGGTAATGCCGGCTATCCCAATCTGCAAAACGGCAACACCCAACTACGGGTGTCCGACCTTGACACGGAGTCCTCGGTTCAGTTCTCCGGGGTGCCCTGTTTCGTCGCGGGAACGCGCATCAGGATGCGTCACGGGACCAAGGCCGTCGAAGAGATCGAGGTGGGCGACGAAGTCTGGACCCTCGATCATGGTTTGCAGCCGGTTCGCTGGGTGAGCGGTGTAGAAGTGGCCGCCCTTGGCACTCTCGCGCCGATCGAGTTTGCTGCCGGAAGCATCGGAAACACGGAAAGGCTATGCGTGTCACCACAACACCGCATCCTGATAGAGGGATGGCGAGCAGAACTGCTTTTGGGAACTGACCAAGTCCTTGTGGCGGCCTGCCACCTCGCCGACGCCGGATTGGCCCGCCGCGTCCAAGGCGGGCGTGTGCGTTATTTCCATATCAGGTTCGACAGGCATGAAATCATCGACGGCAATGGCGTGCTGTCGGAAAGCCTCTATTTCGGTCGCCAGAGCCTCAGTATGCTTCCACAGGAGAGCGTGCAGGAACTGCTCAAGCTGTTTCCGGAACTCGCCGATGGGACCGACTTGGAACTTGTCGCGCGACGGGTTGCCCGGGGCTACGAAGCTGCCGTTCTCGCTGCGTGAACGATGGTATCGTTTTCCTGCAATTTCTGAGTCTTCAAGAGGCACATAAGTGCGGCTAAAGGGCTCACGACCATATGGTTGACTTATAAATCGATTTAGAATCCGCGTGGGAGAAGCGTGATGTGCTATAAGAGCTTGGCGTCCGCTCCGTTCCGCCACTACCGACCTTCCTTCAGCGTGCCGCGAAACTCCGCAGTTTGTCAAAACTGACTGACCTTCGACAGCACGGCTGGCCGGTTTTTCAACGCCCCTTAAACACCCCGTTAAACACCCCCCTCAACTCCCCCGAAACTCGAGATCAGGAGCTCGCTGCGCTGGCCCCGGCTGTCGTTTTTGGTGCCGATGGTGTAGGTGGTGGAAACCTCTTCCATGTGGAACCCGGAAAAGACCTGGCGGATCTCCGGCACGTCGTTGATCGACATTAGAAACCGGCCCCTGAGGCCCGCCAGCTGATCTGCCAGCCGCTCAAAATCCGCCCGCGCGAACATGGCCTTGCCGTAGTCGTTCTCGCTGCCCCAGTAGGGCGGATCGAGATAGAAGAGCGTGCCGGGGCCGTCGTAGCGGCTGATGAACTCGGCATAATCGAGGCACTCGATGACCACGCCCGACATCCGCGTGTGCAGATCCTCGAGCATCGGCTCGAGCGTCGAGAGGTTGAAGCGCCCTGGCCGGTCCTTTGACACCCCGAAATTCTGCCCCGAGACCTTGCCGCCGAAGGCAGTGCGCTGGAGATAGAGAAACCGCGCGGCGCGTTCGAGATCGGTGAGCGTATCGGCCCTGGTGTTGACGAGGCGCAGGAACTCGGCCCGCGTGGTGAGCTGGAACCGCAGCACCTCGAGGAATTGCGGATAGTGCCGCTGCAGGATGCGGAAAAGGTTGCTGACGTCGAGCGCGGCGTCGTTGATCACCTCGCAGCGCGGGCGCATGGTCCGGCGCAGGAAAATGCCGCCCATGCCGACGAACGGCTCGGCATAGGTCTGGTGCGGGATGCGGTCGAGAATCGTGACGATCCGCCTGGCGAGATTGCGTTTGCCGCCGAGCCACGGGGCGACGGGGCTGACGGGGTGGACGGGGTGCAATTGGTCTCTTTCCATGGGGTACAGAATCATGCCTCTATGCCGCTTCCCTGATCAGGGATGGGAGCGGCCATAAGGCTTTTGCTGGTCGGCGGGGTTTGGTTTTGCGACTTGGGCCCCGTGTTGCGGGGCGTTGGCGCGCCCCGTGACCTCCCCCGATGTCCGTGCCGGATCATGGGAGAGGCATTTGCCGTAAGGTTCGCCCCTACCCTTGGGCCGATCCGCCCCCGGTTCCAGATGAAGGCCTGCCGGGCGGGCGGCGGGTCAGCTCCACCAGGCGTCGTTGATATTCCAGTCCTGCGGCAACGCAAGCATGTGATCGGGACACCGGATATCGGCGCACCTCTCGACAACTTGAACGAAAGCGACCGGTCTCACAGCGGCGCAGGTCTCGATCCGGCGAGGTGAATCACCTAATGGTTTCGCGGCCCCGATTGGGGCAAGGAGCGGCCATAAGTTGGGCTGGCCGACGGGGGGGAGAGTAGGCAGTGGCTCTTCCCCCCGTGTCACGGGGGTATCTCCAGCCCCCGTGACCTCCCCCACTCCCGGAACAGGATCCCGTCGGTGGCAGGTCAGCTCCAGTAATCGTCGTTGGCGTTTCGGCTCCGCGGCAGTGCAAGCGTGTGATCGGGACACCGGATGTAAGCGCGCCTCGCGATAACTTGAACGGAAGCAACCGGATTCACAGCGCCGCAGGTCTCGATCTGGTGAGGTGAATCACCTAGATGGTTTCGCAGCCCCACTTGGGGCAGGGAGTGGCCATTTTGCTTGTGTGGTCGACGGGGGATGTGTGCGTGATGGCTTTCCCCCTGTGTCACGGGGGTTCCTCCAGCCCCCGTGACCTCCCCCACTCCCGGAACGGGAGCCCGCGGACGGCGGGTCAGCTCCACCAGGCGTCGTTGGTGTTCCAGTCCTGCGGCAGCTCGGGCATTGCCAGAAGCGCGTCGCGACCCGCGAGGATCGCGCCCGAGGCATCGGCGAAGGCCACCGCCAGCGCCTGCACGCGCGTCGCCATCTCTTCCAGTGTCCAGCCGCGCTGGAGCGCGCGGCGGGCGAGAAACGGGGCCATGGTTGCATCAGCACTTGCCGGATCGGCGAGGATCGCGGCGGCCTCGGCCGCCTGGGTTGCCCAGGTCTCGCGCTCCTCGGCCGGGTAATCCGCCGCGAGGGCGCGCAGTCGGGCATTCGCCTCCGCGTAGATCGCCTCGTCCGGGACCGGAACGGGCGGTCCGTCGACCCATTCTCCATCCAGAAACACGCTGTGCGGGTGCGGTCTCAGCGGAACGTTTTGCGTGCCGTCCATATAGCCGTCCAGAACACGGCCGGAGGGGGTGCCCACGGTCTCCCAGTATCCCAGATCGGGATGCCAGAAGCCGAGGCGGTCCTCGACGGCCGGTTCGGTGATGGCAACACGGGGTTCACTCATGGGTCATGGTCTCCATCTGAGTTCCCAGACCGGCCCGGTGGCGAACAGCCGGTAATAGTGGCCGGGCAGGATCGGGGCGTAGCAATGTGCAAAGTCGGTGCCAGAAACCCCGGTGTCCAATGTGGGCGACCAGGTCACGTTGTCGGTCGAGGTGCTCAACCTGCGGTTCCGGGCGTAGACGAAGATCGCGTGCTCGGTTGGGTTCTGGTAGGTCGTGCCGTCTGCGCGGGTTTCGGCCGCGAAGGTGGCATCGGGATGAAACCCGACCCCGACCGCCGCGATCTGCTCGTCCACCAGCGCCCTGATCGCAGATCGCGGCGCGAGCCTTGTGGCCTCGACCGAGAAATCCGGGTTGACCGAGATATCGCGCGTCGCCGCTCCCTTGAGCTCCAGCGCCTCGCGCTGCGCCGCCGCATCGGCGGCCTTTAATACCGCCTTGCCCTTGTCCGTGGCCCCGAGATTGGCGAGCGCCGCGTCGGCATTGCCAAGCCCGGCCAGATTGCCCTGCGGCTGCAGCGCGCTGTCGGCGCGGGCGAGGCTGTCGAGCACGGCCTGCGAGAGCGCCAGCGTCCGGTCGAGGCTCAGATCGCCGCCGCCGGTGAGGCCGGTTCCGGCCGCGATCACGCGCGCCGCGTCGGCCTTGCTCTCGAAGATCAGCTGCAGCGCGGGCTCGATGTTGCCCACCAGCAGCGCCTGCACCGCCGCCGTGGTCTCGGCGACAATATCGGCGCGGATCGCGTCCAGCGCCTCGAGCTTCACCAGCCTGAAGTCCCTCACTGCCATCGGTATGGTCTCCCTTTCTTGCCCATCACAGATCCGCCATCAGCACGATATGCGGATAGGGCGTGTCGCCTTCGCCGATCACCAGATCGCTGCCAAGCCTGAGCAGGAGCGCCTCACCACCCTGCGAGACCAGCGTGAGCTGCGGTGCGCCGCCGGTCAGCGTGAGCAGGTCCGCCGCATCGAGGCGCAGGGGCCAGATCGCCAGCCGCGTGGTGCTGAGCGCCGCACCGTCATGGCCGAAGGTCAGATCGGTCAGACCGGCGGGCGGCATGAGATCGGGCGGTGTGGCGAGCGACGCACCGGAGCGCGCCGCGGCCAGCCCGGCTGCGTCCCAGGCCAGCGCAATGCGAAAGCTGCCACCGCTGAAGAGCGGCCCCATGTCGAGGAGCCCGACCTGCGCGCCCTCAACCGTGACCGACGCGGTCAGGCGGTTGTCGGCGGTGGCGGCGAACGCAATCGCATTGGCCCCGGTGCCGTCACCGAGGCTCAGCAGCGTCACATCCCCGGCCTGCGGGTCGAATGTCACGCTGCCCTCCAGCAGCAGCGTGCCGCCGCCTGCAAGCGCCGCGGCGAGATCGACGCTGGCGGTCTGCGCCGCGACGGTCGCGATCTGCTCGAATGCCTTGATCTTCAGGGTCATCCTCCGGGTCCTTCGTTGCTGGGCGGCGGGGTGTAATCGATATGGGTCTCGGGACCGATGCCGAAGGCATCGCGCCCGGCAAACCACACCAGATTGGGCCAGCCCACAGCGCCGCGCGACCATTGCGCCGTGGTCACGTCCTGTGACCCGGTGAAGCCGCCGACCTGGTTGGCCTGCCAGCGGACGCGCCAGCCCAGCGGCGGCGCGGGATCGGGCACGGACCAGACATGCAAGCCATTGCCGAACTGGACGATCCCGGTGACCGGCACCGGCGCGGGCACGTTGAAGGCAAGCGTCGACAGCGCCCCGCCCTGCGCGCCCTGCTCAAGGGCCGCCGCATCGACCGAAAGATCGCGCAGCAATGCGCCAAGCTGAGCCAGCGCCGCCGCATCGAGATCGAGCGCCGGAGTGGCGCGAACCAGCTGCGCCATCAGGTTGCCCGCGGCATTGCGCAGCGAGAAGCGGTAGGATTGCGCGCCCGCGACCGGATCGGCGGCGATGTCGAGACGGCCCTCGGCAGCAAAGCGGCCCGGTGTGACCTCGGCGAGATTGCCGGGCGCAGGCAGTAGCGAGACCGAGATCGCGGCCGTCACCCAGGGGCCGCGCCCGCCCAGGATGACGGCGCTGCGCACCTCCGTGACCCCCGCCGGTGCGGCGACCTCGAAACTTGCCTCGCTGCCCGATCCGAGCGGCAGCCACGAAAGGCCACCATCGACCGAATATTCATGCACGAAGGTTGCCCCGGCCGGGAGCGAGGGCGCCAGGGCCAGATCGATGCGCAGCGTGCCTGCCATCACCGATGCCGCGATCGCGGTGATCGCCCCTTCGAGGCTTGCCAGCCCCGCCGTCGCCTCGTCATGCGCACGCGGATCATCGTCGATGCAGGTGACCGGCGAATAGCCGCCGCGCTCCTCGCCCACGCTCTCGACGATGAGCCGCATCGGCGCTGTCGCGGGCTCGCCGATGACCGCGCGGATGCTTTCGTCGCGCGCGCGGGTGCGTGCCACCCAGTCGCGCGGGTCGGAGCCGTAATCGGCGATGATGCGGTCCATCTCCTCGGCTGTCAGCGTGAGCCCGGCCGAGCGCCCCGCGCCGGTCGGGGCCAGCACCTGCACCGGCCCGAACACCGTGCCGTCCGGCCCGCTGAAGGTCATCAGCAGGTTGGCGGGCAGCGCGCCGAAATCCAGATCGCGCGAGAGCGTGATCGCGAGCCCCTGCCATGCATCCACGCCCACCGCAACGCCGCCGGTCAGTTCGGCATGCGAGAGCACGATCACGTCACCGCGGCGCAGGAGGCGGTTTTCCAGCTCGGTCTCGAAGCTGACGCTGACCGAGCGGAATTGCGAGGCGCGGATATCATGCGAGACCTCGCGCGCCAGATGCGTCCGGGCAGTAATTCCGAAATACCGCTCGCGGCGCTCGCGGCCAGTAATTGGCCCAACCGGCAGCTCGGAGGGCCGCCAGGTGCGCTCATCCATGTATTGCGCGATCAGCCGTTCGGGGCGTTCGCTGACCGCGAGACGCGGGCTGATGGTGAGCGAGCCGCGCCGGATGTTGCGCTCGGAAAAGAGCTGGCGCGGCACCGCCTGCGGCTCGTCGCGCCAGAGCCGGATGCGGCGGCCCAGCTGATCGGGCTGGGCGCGGCCTGCACGCAGCGCCGCCTGCAGCGCCTCCCAGAACGACATGCCCTGGTCGAAGATGGTGTCGAACCGGTCGCCGCGCGCGCTCCAGGTGGCGTGCAGCGCCAGCAGCTCGTCCATGTCGATATCGCCCAGCCGCCCGTGCATGCGCAGGATTTCCGCCACCGCCCAGGCGATCTCGCGGGTGGGCTGGGGCGCGCTCCAGCCGCTGCCGTCCCAGACCGGCAGCTTGCGGGTCTTGACCACCCGCACCTGACGGGCGGATTGCGCGGCAAAGATCTCGCCGACCGCAACCTTGACCGCCAGAAGCTCGAGCCCCTGATAGGTGCGCCCGCCCGGCATGATGCCCTTGAGCCCGGTCCAGAACGCGGTGTCAAAGGTGTTGCCATCGCCCGCCGCCGTCAGCCGGGTGAGGCGCAGCCGGTAACGACCGCCGGGCACGAACCATTTGTGCGAGGAGCGCAGGCTCGAGCGCGTGGCGGCGGTGAAGCTCAGCGTCTCGAGGATCTGGACCTCGGCCAGCGGCTGATCGTCATCGTCGATCATCTGCGCCTCGACCCTGATCTCGACGGTGCGCGACTGGTTCGCGCCGTTGCTGTCGATGCGCACCAGCTGCTGAAACCCGATATCGATCTCGATCGCCTCGATGGCGCGGCCCTGCGGGATGGCGCTGTGCCAGCCGACGGTCTGCGACGGCTCCAGCGTGAGGCCGGTCACGTCACCCTGGCTGAACACCGCCTCCTCGAAAAGCGTCACCGCCTGACCCGACAGGACATGCTCGATGGAGACGCCGGGCAGGTTGCCGGTCGGCGCGCCGTCGCGCCAGACGCTGGTATCACCCAGCAGCACCTCCTCGATCACATGCTCGCCGATGCCCACCGCCATGAGCTGGCAGATCACCTGCGTGTTGTTCTCGAAGCGCGCAAAGGGCGGCGTCACATCGTCGAGCTGGTGGATATGGCGGCCGAACTGCACCGGAATGGGCGCGCCGGGGCGCGCGACCGAAGGCTGTGCGCGGGCGGTGAAGGTGGGCGAGACCTCGTCGGTAAAGCCCGAAACGCCGCGCGGGCTGGGCGGCGGCAGGATCTGGCTGATCACGAACTGGCCGAGTGCGTTCACAAGGCCGAAGACCAACTGGCCACCGGCAGCCGCGCCGATGCCGAGGCTTGAGCCGAGGGTCGCACCAAGACCAAGGCCCGCTGGACCTGCGATGAAGGCGGCCGCCGCAATCACCGCGATCGAGAGAATGATCCTGAGCGGGTTCGAGCCGCCGCCGCCATCCTGCGGTACCTGGGTGATCACCAGCCGCTCGCCGGGGGCAAGGCGGCGCGTCTCCCAGTCCTCGGGCCGCACCGCCCCCAGATCGTGCAGCAGCGCCTCGAGCGCGTCCGCGTCCGCCGCGTCGGGCAGCCGGATGTCATCCGCCGCCCCGACGGGCCGCGCGAAGACCGCGATGCATTCGCTCGCCAGCCCCGCCCGCGTGATGATCCGGCGCAGGCTTTCTCCGGCATGCGCCTCGATCGGCACCGCGCGATGCGCCGCCAGCAGGGTCTCGGCCGGGATGCCCGGATCGAGCATGAGATCGAGACCCGGCACGTAGATCGCGGGGATCGCAGGCGCGTCGGCAGCGCCGCGCGGGCGGGTGGCCTTGCGGGTGGGCGTCCAGAACCGCAGCTGCCAGCCCATCACGCGGATATCGTCGGGCCGGTCATAGACCATGCCCGCGCCGCGCTGGCAGTGCAGGATGCGCCCCGCGATCCAGACCCCGATGTGATTGGCCCGGCCCATCCGGCGCATTTCCACCAGATCGCCGTCGCGCGGGGCCGGGGCACGCCGCCAGCGCTGGCGCGCCCCGGTGATGGTCCTGCGCCGGTCCGGCCCGAGACCGGGCAGTCCGCGCCCGAAGAGGCGGCGCTGCACCATGTCGGCGGCGGCCCAGCAGTCATAGGCGTCAGGCCCCTCGGCACCCTCGCGCCAGGGGATCCCGATCAGGAGGGCGATCTCAGAGACCAAGCAGCGGGAAGCGCGTGTCATAGAACTGTCCGTGAAAGGGGATGTTGATCACATCGGGCGCGCGGGCGGTCACCTCGACACCGGCGGCGGTGATCCGCGGATCGATCAGCTCGAACCCGTCGAGCACCTCGGGCTGGCCCGAGAGCCGCGTGGCCAGGGTGAAGGAGCGGATGGTGATCGCCACCGGCGTCAGCGTCTTGGACGCGGCAATCAGCGCCGCGGTGATCCTTGCGTCGACATTGGAAAACCGGAACCGCGCCAGCGGCACGCCGACGGCGGTCTTGTCGGGCCGCACGATCTCGATCGGGGCGCGGTTGAAGAGGACGATCTGACCGGCCTGCAAGGGGGCCTCCGCCTCGAGCCTGGCCTCGAAGAACGGCTCCGCCTCGATCTCGTCGGGCGGCGCGAAGATGCTGGCCAGGCGGATCGCCCCGGCCAGCCCGGTCACCGGATCGGTGATCTCGGGGTGGCGCACCTCGACGGTGGCGACCTCGATGTCCTCGGTGGCGTAGGCGTAGCTGGCGATGATCGACGGGTGGGGCATGGCTCAGCTCTCCGCCGCAAAGAAGTCGTGTTCGAAATCGAGGATCAGGGCGGGTGCCGCCGCTACGCTTGCGGGCCGGGCGGGCCATTGCCGCAGCACGAAGGCCGCGTCACCGATGCGCGGCAGCTTGCGGATCTCGATCTGCAGGGTGAGGCGATACTCATGATCGCCCACCAGCCGCGCGACCCACGGCCCGTTGCCCTCGTCGATAAGCCGCGCCTCGACCTCCATGTAATCGGCGTCGACGAAGGCCTGCATCCGGAACCAGAGCCGCCCGCCATCGGTCTCCTCCAGATACCAGCGCCGCAGCACCGCCATGTCGCTGCGCCCGACATCGAGATCGAAGCGCTGGCGGAGCGGCCGGGAATGCGCGACGCGGCGCACCCGGTCCTCGCCGTCGTCGAAATCCGAACGCCGGGTGAGGCTGGGCAGCTGCAGCTCGAAGGAGGAGAACTGCGGCTTGAAGAGGTCCGGAAGGGGCCATTTAAGCGCCATTAAATACCCCCTCTGAGATTGAAGCGCCCGGCGATCGCCGGGGCGAGGCCGCGCCCCTGCGCGGTGTTGCGCGCAAGGCGGCCCTCGATGTCGTTGAAGATGAGGTCGATATCGAGGGCGTCGCCGTTCTGACGCGCGGTGATCTGCGGCTCGCCCGGCGCACCGATCACGTTGAGATTGATCACCGGCGGCTGGGGCGATCCGGCGGGCGCGCCGCGCGGGGCTGCCGCGAGCTGGGCCAGACCCTGAATGGTGGCGGCGGTGGATTGCTGTTGCGCCAGCGTCAGCACCCGCTCGTCCTCCTCGAGGATGGCGGGCACCTCGCCGGGCAGCAGGCCGCCCCGGTGCAGGCGCGGTGCGCCGTCAAAGAGCGCGAGCGGCACGCGGCGAAGAGTGCCGCCGTCGCGCACCGCGCCGCCATCATGAAATTGTGGCAGGACAATCGATCCGCTCGAATTGGTTACGGATGGAAATCCAGCCAGACGCGTACTGAGTTGCGTGGTGGACCCCCCGCCAAAAATCGAACTGAGGAGGTTGCCGAAGATCCCGCCGCCCGCACTGCCGAGATTGCCGGTCGCCGCCGCCGCGGCCAGCCGGAAGAACTGCCGCAGCGCGAAATCCACCAGGTCGGCGGTCTCGATCTTGCCGGTTTTGGCCAGGCTGACGAAGGCGTCCTCCATGCCGGAGAACGCCGCCTTGACCGTGTCCTCGGCAATATCGGCCATGCTGAGCTGCGCACCGAAGACCTCGTTCAGCCCCCGCTCGACGCCCGCCTGCCAGTCGTCGCGGTTTTGCAGGTCCTCCGCGTAGGCGTCCTTGAGCCGGTCGCGGGCAATCGCATCAACCATGTCGGCATATTGCTGGTGGCCAAATCCGGCGGCGCGCAGCTGCTCGATCGTCTTGACGCGCCAGGCTTCGATCTGGCGCTGCTGGAACTCCAGCGTGCCGCCGAAGCGCTGGCCGAACTCCTCGAAGGCCTTGGCAAGGATATCGACCTCCTTCTTGACCTTGCCGCCGCGACCCGAGCTGAAGAAGGCGTCGGGGGCATCCTGAAGTGCGGCGAGGGCTTCGGCGCGAATGCGCGCGACCTGGGCCGCCAGTTCCGGCCCGTCCAGGCCCGCGCTGCGCAGGCGGCGCTCCTCGGCGGCGGCGAGCAGGAAGGCGTCGCGTTCTGCGCCGCGTGCGGCTCCCTTGCCAAAAGCCGCCTCGGCCTGGGCGCGGTCGCGCGCCGCCGCGACACGCTCGCGCAGCCGGTCAAGCTCGGTCTGGCTATTGCCGAGTGCCGCCTCGACGCGCTTGACCGAGATCAGGTTCTCGACCGCCGCGCGTTCCTGGTCGGTTGCCGCCGTGAGGTTGCCGCGCAGGCGGATCATCTCGCGCAGCACCGGGTCGGAGGTCCGCATGACGTCGAGCTCGCCGCGCAGGCTTTCGAGCAGTTCCTCGACGGTCTCGCGCGCCCGTGCCTCGGCCCTGGTGCGTTCCTCGGTGGCCTGCCTGGCGCTTTCCGTGGCCTCGCGCTCGGCAAAGAGTTCCGCGACCTTGGCGGCAATGGCCTGACCGGCCTCGCTGTCGGCGGCGACACCGGCCTTGAGCTGGGCCGCGCGCTGCGCATTGGCCAGCTCGCTCAGCCGCGCCGCCTCGATCTCGCGCTCGGTCTCCGCGATCACCCCGGCGATGCGCTCCTCGGCAATCTTCTTCTGTTCATCGGCCGATTTGCGCGCTGCCTCCGCCGCCTCGTCCGCGGCATCGCGCGAGGTGTCGATCAGCCCCGCCACGCGCGTATCGAGCGCTGCGATCTCCGCATCGAGCCGGTCGAGATCGGCGGTCAGGGTCGCGGCCAACAGGCTGAACTCGCCGCCGGGACGCGCGGTCTCCTCGGCCAGGCGGCGCGCCACCTCGGCCCGGCGCTCTTCCAGCGCCAGCAGCCGGGCTTGCTCGGCCACGACATCACGCCCACCCGCACCGCCCGCCGGAGTCTCATCCAGCAGGTCATTGAGCGTGCCGACGCCGCGGCCGACGAGCAGCAGGAATTCCGACAGGCGCGAGCCGTCGTTGAGCCGCTGGCCGATGATCTCGAAGAAGCGGTTGACGTTTACGCCCAGAAGATCGAAGCCGCCCGCCAGACCGCCGCCCGCCGCCACCCCGGTGCCCCCGACCTGCTGGGCGATGGCCTCGAGGATCAGACGCTGCGCCTCGGCCACGCGCCCGGTTTCCGCAAAATCGCGGATCATCTCCTTTTGCGTGGTCGAGAAGCTGACGCCGACCCGCGTGAGCGCCGAGAGGCCGGTGATCGGATCCTCGAGCGCCTTGCCGAGCTGCACCGCGTTGCCCTCGAGCGTGCCGAAGCCGCTGGCGGCCAGATCCTGGCTGAGCTCAAGCGTGCGATCAAAAGTCTCGCCCGCGATCGAACGGAACGTCAAGAGCACTGTCGCGGCGCGCCGCACCTCGCCTTCGGAGGCCAGCGTGTCGACCGCGATCCGCCGCGCGGTGGCGTTGATCTGATCGGCGGTGCGCCCGGCAGCAAAACCGGTGGCGTTGAGCGCACCCTGCAACGTGAGCTGCTGGCGCTCGTAATCGGTGAACGTGCTGATCCCGCGCGCGGCGGCCAGCGTGAGCCCGCTCAGCCCGACGATGGCCCCCACGGCGGCAATGTTCATCCGCCCGGTCAGGCTGGCGATGGTCGAAAACCGCGAGGCAACGCCGCCCAGCGGCCCGTTGATCAGCGCGGCACTGGCGGCAGCATTGGTCATCGCCCCGGAAAAGGCCTGCGTGGCGGCGGTGGCGCGCAGGGTCTCGGTGCGGGTGCGCGCCTGGGAGCGGGCCAGCCGATCCCCGGCCTGCGTCGCCCGGCCCTGGGCGGTGGTGCTGCGTTCTGTCTCGCGCCGGGCGCGGGCGCTGGCCTCGGCACCGTCGCGCTGCGCGCGGGCGAGCTGTCCGGTGCCGGTGGCGGCCTCGCGCGCGCTCTGCCCCGCGGTGCGGGTGGTGCCGCGCACCTTTTCCATCTCGGCGCGCGCCCGGCGCAGCGCCTCGACCATTTCCTTCTCATCGGCGGTGAGCTTGGCGGAGACCAGCATCATCTGCGCGGCCCTCCGATCCGGGGGCTCCGCTGGCGCACGGCACCGCGCAGCTCCGCCAGCACGGCCTGTTCAAGGATCTGCAGATGCGCGAAATCATCCGGGCCCACGTCGAGACCAGCCAGCCGCGCGGTGGCCTCGGCCGGTCCGTAATCGAGACCGGTCGCGCGCCCGTCGCCATCGCGCCGCCATTGCGAGGACATCGCCAGAAACCATCTGAGTGCTGTGGCAAGCCAGGCGAACACCTCTGTCTCCTCCCTTGTGTCATCGCCCGACGCGCGCGCCACCAGCGCACCGATCTGCGCCGCGCTCAGCCCGAAGGCCGCAAGCTCGGTCTGGAACCTGTCGGGTCCGGCGGCGCGGGCGGGCCGTTTGAGGATCGCGCGCGCCGCCGCCTTCAGTTTTTTGCCTCGATCCCCATCATCGCGCGGGCATAGGCATCGGCAACGCCGAGCAGGACGTAGTCGAATTCCAGCAGCTCGGCGCGCAGCGCGTCGCTGTAGGGGATCGGCTTGCCGTCGACATCGGCGATCTCCTGCCAGTCGAGCCAGACCTGTTCGAGACCGGCCTTGCCGTCGAGCGTGCCCAGCCTGTTGCGTTCCTCCTGCGGCAGGATCAGGAATTTGGCGCGAAAGGTCTGCACCTGCGGGCCGTCCTCGGCGGGCACGTTCAGCCTGACGGTGACCCAGGTGGTGGGGCGGGGGTTGAAGCGGAAGCTGGTCATTTCGCGGTGATCCTGAAATTGCCGGTGGTGTCGTGGTGGAGGTAGAGCAGGTCAAACGTGGCGATCACGTCGTTGTCCTGCTCGCCCAGATCGCTGAGGAACGCCTGCACCCGGTCGGCGCGGAACTCGAACCGGTTGCCCAAGGGGCCGTTGCTGAAGAGCAGCGCCTGCTCGGTGCCGTCGAGCGAGCGCGCGAAATAATCGAAACTCCCCAGCGCGGGGGCGGTCACCACCATGCGCCCGGTATATCTGCGCCGCCCGCGCCGGGTGCTCAGGTCATTGGGCCGGTCCGAATAGATCACCGGGGTCTCGTCCTGCATGGTGAGCTCGCGCAGCACGAGCGTCTCACCCGCGAAGCTGAAGGCGCTGTTGGCGTAGCTGACCGGATCGACCTCGCGGTAGGCCGCCTGTCCGAGCGGGCCGATATCGAGCGGCGAGGCGGCGGCGATGGCACCGCGCGCCACCGGCGCGCCGTAGATCGCGGTCAGATCGAGATCGAGCCGCGGCAGCTCGCCGTCGCGCGCCTGAAACCCGATCGTGCCGGTGGCGTTGATCGCCTCCTGCAGAAAATCGTCGGCGGTGCCGGGCGCGCCCTGCGTGCCGCCAAAGCCGCCCACCAGCGTGGCCCATTTGGCATTCGCGTCCGAGCCGGGGCTGTAGGAGGCAGAGATCCCCGCCTCGACGGTCTCCGCCAGACCGCAGGCCTGGGCGATCTCGCCCCAGAAGGGGGCGGTGCCGGGGGCGACCCCGGCGGCGGCCTCGAGGGCGGCGGTCACCCGCACCCGCGGCCGGGCGAGGAAATCCTTGCCCGCGCCGCCGGGCGAGCCGTCGAGAATGTCGCGGGTCTGGCGGTCCGCCTCAAGCGGGCGGTGATTGAGCTCGAGCGCGGGCAGAAGGTTGGCCCCGCCATACTCTGCCGCCACGTCTCTGGCGGTTTGCAGCCTGGCGATCAGAAATCGCGTATCGAAGGACATCGGCATGTCAGCCTCCTGTGGTTAAGCGCCGCCGGAAGCGGAGCGAGAATTCGTCCTGCCAGCCCAGCAGCCCGCCGGGCAGTGGCCCGGTCACGAGCTGGCCCGAGAGGTGGCTCACCGGACCATCGGCATAGTCCGGCCCCCAGCCCGCGAGGGCGGAAAGCAGACCGGCGCGCACCTCCTCGAGCTGGCTCACCGCGCGCAGACCCGCATCGTGGCGGATGTCCTCGGCCAGGGTGACGACGATGAACCGCGCGGTGACGCTGCTGTGCTGGGTGCCCCCGACCATGCCGGAGGGTCTTGTGGCCTCGGCTCCCGGCATCACGAAGGCCAGCGGACTGCCCATCGCCCCTGACTGTGCCGCCCGGCGCATGTCGGCGGCCCCGCCGACGCTGCGATAGAGCGCCGCCGCCTCGATGCGGGCCACGATCGGTGCCAGGCTGAGCACCGGCGCGCTCATGAAAACGCCTCTGCCAGCCAAGCAGCCACCTCTTGGGCGATTTCGGCCTCGTCCGCGGCGTCAAAACCAAGGAAGGGCCGCGCCGGAATGGTGACCTGATCGACCATGACGAACTGGCCGTTGGGCAGCCGGAAGGCGAGCTTGTCGGCATCGCGCGGCTTGATGGTGCCGCCGCTCTGATGGATGGCCGCGTAGGGCACATTGCTGCCCACCTCGACCGAGCGTGGCCCGGCCTCGGAGACGATGCTGTCACGCAGCCGGGTGCTGTCGACCAGCGTCTTGCCGCCCACCTCGCGGGCGCGCTGTGACGGTGCCCAGGGCACGCCGCCCGGTCCCTTGCTCTGCTCGAAGCGTTCGGAGACGGAGGTCTCCAGCACGCCCCCGATGCGGCGCATCAGCGGCGTGAGGTCCGAGAGCTGCCGGAGCGCGTCGGTCAGACCCGCCTCGAGGCCGGTGTCTTCGAGCGTGAGCGATAGTGTCACCATCTCAGAAGCCCCCGAGCGTGTCGCGGGTGAAGGTCGCGGCGGGCGCGCTAACCTGCGGGCGGTGAGACTGGCCGCGCGCGCTGTCGGTGGGGGTCTCGTCGCCCAGCGACACCTCGCCCGCGCGCACCCGGCGCAGAAAGTCAAGCGCCAGCGCGTGGTTCTCCTTCGCGCCCTCGATGGCCGGGGCGCGATCGCCGAGCAGCCGGTACCAGGCGATGGCGGCGGCATGCACGCTCAGCACGCGCGGCGGGTTGGCGGTGTCATAGAGGCCGGAAACATAGCTTTCGGCCTCGGCAACGGCGTCGTCGATCGCCACCTGCAGCGCGGACATATCAATCGCGCCCACCGGGCCGGAGCGCGTGGTGACCTCGGCAAGGCGCGCCTCGCCGATGCGCTCGATCATGTCGGGGACGGTGAGAAAGGGCATCAGCGGGACCTCATGGAAATTCGGGTGCCGGTCTCTCCCGGCTGTCACGCCTCATCTGCGCGGGCGTCCGCTGGGGGTATTCAGCTGGCCGGATCGGCCGCGGCCTGCATCTCGTCCCAGACCGCGTTGCGGACCGCCGCCGTGATCTGATCCGCAAGATCGGGCAGCGCGGCCTGCAGCGCCTCGACCCTGGGCTTGGGCTCCTTGCCGCCGGTGAAGCCGTCCTGCGGCAGGGTGCCGATCGCCTCGATCAGCGCGGCGCGCAGCGCGTCCTCGCCGCCCGCCGGGGCGGAGGGCGCAGGTGCGCCCCCCTCGATCGCCTCGATCGCGCCCAGGGCGACGAGCCGCTCGATCTCGGCGGGCGTGCCGATCTCTTCGGCCTGCGCCTCAGTGCCGAACTCCAGCCGCGTGGCGGCGATCACGGTGCGTTTGATGAGATAGCTCATGCCCCGCCCCCTCACGCCACGTCCTGGAAGAGATAGCCGGTGGCCGGGGCCGCGATGACCTCGCGGACCTGCTCGCCGACGCGCAGCGTGGTCGCCCCCTTGAGCCCGACCTTGGGATCAAAGAACCGGCCCGAGACGCGCCCGTCGAACTGCGCCGTCCAGCCCCATGACGGTGTGACACCATCCGGTCCGGCCTGCGTGTTGCGGTGGATGAGCGCCAGATGTGAGGCCCAGACCCGCTCGAAGGCAGCGGTCTGGCCCTTGCGCGCCGAGTTGAAATAGGTGTCGCCGACGAGGATCTCCGAAAGCTCGAAGAGCTCGGCCACCGCCTCGCGGCTGGCGCGGCCCTTGTCGCCCGAGGTGCGGTTGATCGCCTTGAGGATGTTCGGGTTGGTCGACAGCGCGGTCCAGCCCTTGCGGTCGATCACCGCCACATTGGGGCGCATGATGAAGGTGGCGTCGAGCGCCTGGGTAATCAGCGCGATCGGATCCGAGGAAGCATGCGAGAACTGCGATGTGCCCGAGAGCACCGCCTTCTTGTCGGCATCGTAATTGTCCGGGTCCTGCACCATCGCCGCCACGCGCTTCTCGCGGTCGAGCTGAATGAGATGCGTCAGACCCTCGACGGCGCGCGCCTCGGGATCGAAGGCCGAGTTGCCCGCGGCGCGCATGCTCCGCGCGGCATCGATGTCGCGCTGCGGCACCACATCGTCGAGGCCGTAATCGCGCACCGACGAGGTGCGCTCTTCGCCGGTGAACTCGACCTGCTGGACGAGACCTTTGCGGCCCACCTCGGTGTCGGGCACCGTGAACATCTGCTCGGGCGGATACCAGGTCCACTTGAACTCAGGCGCCATGACCGGCACGCGCGGCATCACCCGGTCGGCGATGAAGGCGATATCGGGGTTGCGGTAGTTGACGGCGATCGCGGTCAGGACCGGATCGACGACAAAGGGGGTTGGGGTGCTCATGGATCAGCGCTCCTTAAGGATCAGGGGGATCAGGTGACGGAGTGACGGGCCAGCGCCACGTCGATGATGTCGCCAGCGTCGCCGGACTGCAGCGCGTAGCCGATGGCCACATTGCCCGCACCCGCCACCGCCGTGATGCCGAGGCCGCTGGCATCCGGGGCGATCGGGGCTCCGGCCGCCACGGTCGCGCCCAGCTGGACCTCGGCCGAGCCGGACATGATGACGTCGGCCATCTGGCCCTCGGTCGCGTCGAGCTGATCGGCGATGCCGATGGCGCGGTCGGTGGCGGCGGCGGCCAGGGCAATGCCGCCCGCCGCGCCGAACTTCACGATGCGGCGGCCGGGAATGGCGGCCTCCGCGCGGAAGGATTTGATGAATGCTCCGGGGTTAGGCATTGTCGCTCTCCATGGTTTCCTCGATCTGCCGGGCCGCCTCGGCGAAGCTCAGCGTGCGGCCTTCGGCCTCGGCATCCTTCATCAGCCGTCTGGCGGCGGCGGTGACGTCGGTATGGCCCTTGATCTGCGGCAGGGTCTCGCCGCCCGCCCGCTCGCTGAAATCGATCAGCGGTTTGGTCTGCTTCAAAAGCAGGTCGCGGAACCACTGGCGCGGGCTGGCGCTCTTGCCTTCGGCAAACGCAACCACCTCCTGCGCATCGAGGCTCTCCATGAAGGCGGCCATCTCGTCCTTGAGGCCTGGTGCGATCCGGCCCTCCGCGGCGAGCGTGTCGAGAAGGGCGGCATCCTCGGCGCGCCGGGTTTCGGCCTGCGCCTCGGCAAAGGCGGCCTCGCGGGCGGCCTGCTCGGCCTCGCGCCGCTCCAGCGCCGCAAGCCGTTCTTCGGGGGTCTGTTTGTCCTCTTGGGACATGTCTGTCTCCTTTTGCTGAAGGTCTGGTTCCGCGAATGGCGCGGGTTCCTGGCGCTCGATCACGTTGCGCATGAACTCTTCGGTGGTGCGGATGTGCTCCAGCTCATGGGCGGGCACGATCTGGTCGGCCACCTCCTGACCCTGCGAGGCGAGCAGCCAGTCGCGCAGCCCGGCGATCACCCGGCGCAGCCCGCCAAACCCGGCCGAGGCCAGCCCCGCGATCTCGGCCTCCGAGAATGCAATCTCGAGGGTCACCGCCTCGGCATCCTCGGCGAACTCGGCCGCCTTGAGGCCCTTCACGGCGGGCGGCTGCGCGCCGAGAAAGCCCACATGCTTGAGGTAGTAGCCACCCGGTGCGGGGTTGGCCGCGGCTTTCGGGGGGTAGAAGCTGGCGCTGATCCGCTTGAAGCGGCCCGCGCGGACCATTTCGGCGAATTCGGGCTCGACCTGATCGGGCTCGGCAAAGAGCTCGGCACCTTCGGCGCGCAGCGATCTGATCCAGCCATAGGCCGGGGCATCGGTGCGCGGATGGCCCACGACGATCGGAGCCTCGTGGATCGCGGGATCGTAAGCCTCGGCGATGGTGGCGATCTGGCCCTCGGAGAACTCGAGGGACTGGCCCGACATGGCGGTGTGCCTGCCCGCGCGGAAGATGTGAAGCGGTTGTGTCATGCGCCCGACATTAAGCCGGGCGCAAGGGGCACATCAGATGAAGGACTTCGGTGGGAGAAGGTCCGGTCCTGCCGCGGCCTCTGGTATCAGACTAGCGCCGCCGGGGGGCCTCCGGCAAGCCCGGATTGCAACCGCGCGCTGAGCGGCCCGCTGAGTGGCCTCAACGGCGCTGACGGGGGCTGGGCCGGAAAATCTCTCAGAGGGTATTGAATGGGTATTTAATGGCGCGCTCAGAGGGTATTGCGTGGCGCGGGCTCGGCGGCGGATGCGCCCGGCGGCTGAAATCCCTCCGAAACCGCCTCAGGGGGCCGGATCGTCGAGAAAGGCGCGCAGGATCGCGCGGCGTTCTTCGGGGCTGCGTCGACGGGCAGGGCCGAACATGATCTCGAGCTGTTTTTTGCGCGCCGCGACAATCTCGGTCTTGTCCGGATCGTCGTCAGGCAGAGCCTCGGCGTCGCGCAGCGCGTCTTCGTAATCCTGGCGCGAGAAGCCTTTGGGTTCGGTCAAGAGATAAGCCAATCCTCACTCCTCCAGCATCTCGTTGATTGCGCGGACGACCTCTGCGACCGGGCGTCCCACTCTCTGGCGAACGGCAAGGGCGCGCGCACCGGGACTTTCAGAATATAGGATCAGCCCTTGCGCGCGCAACACCTCAAGGACAATCAGGCGGATTGCATGGTCGCGGTCCGTCGGGTTCAGATCTGGCACGATCTCGTCGATCATTTCCCCCGCGACGTCCTGAAACCCCACGACGCTGACCCGTGCGGAGGACAGACGGACGGCCCGGTAGAGCGATCCGTCGTGGCCAACCGCCAGGATCGAGGCGACGTTGCGCCGGAACATCAAATCCATGTCCGTCGGACTGAGCGGATGTGAACTGGGGTGGTTGTGCACCAGGCCGAGCTGCCGCCCGGCAGCCAGTTGAGTGAGCATCGTTCCGGTCAGCCTGACACGGTCGCCCCGCCCGATATTCCAGTCGATCTCCTGACCCGTTGCCAGATCGAACATGCCCATATGCTCGCGCCCCTCGGCGAGACCGAAGAGCCGGGCGCGGGCCGCGAAACCAAGCTCGGTGGCCGCCGCGGCGGCTGGCAGGCCGCCGGAGATCGCCGCATGCCTGCCCGAGAGATCGAGCCAGGCCTTGCCCGCATTGCCGTCCCAGGCGGGATCGACGCCAAGCGCGATACGCTCGATCTCGCCGGAGCGCCGGTTGAGCACGTCGCGCTCCTGCAGCCGGAAATCTTCCGTCACGCTGAGGCCGCGCCGGTCCAGCATCGCCTGGCTCATCTGCTGGACGGTGCAGCCGCAGTTCCAGCCGTTGGGCGGATAGATGCGCTCCCAGGCCGGATCGTCCACCGGGAGGACGAGATCGTGATAGATCGCGTGATCCGCACGCTTGGTCGCGCGCTCGATCTGCACATAGCGCAGGAAGGGCAGCGCATCCTTGATCCGCTCGATGCGCGCCCATTTCCCGGCGGCATGCGCGGCGCGCATATTGGCGTTGAAGATCACCTTCAGGCGGCGGCGCGATCCGAGCTGTACGTTCTTCAACTCGCCGGTGAGCGGATCGCGCTCACTCCCCTGCCCCCACCATCCCAGCTTTTTCAGCTGCGGCTCCAGCGCCTCGGAAAACGTGCGCAGCGTGCCGCCGTCCGCCAGCGCCCGGTCCAGCTCGGCCCGGATCAGCTCCAGCACCTCGATGCGCATCGCCTTCGCCACCACGAAATTGCTGGCATGTTCATTGCGCCAGACGTCGCGGTGATCGAACCGCCGGTTCGGGGCCGCGAGACCCTTCGCGCGAAAGAACGACAGTGCGTCCTCCGGGCGCAGGCGCTTGAGGCGATCGATCATGGCGCAACCGCGCCCGGCAGGCTGTCCTCGCCATCGGGCAGTTCCTCGTCATCGACCACCGCGCCCAGCTCGCCCGCCAGCCGGGCGGCAAAGCTGGCCTCGGTCAGCAGCTCGACCAGGGCGGCGCTGTCGCCCGGCGCGTCGCGCAGCGCATCCAGCCGCGCGCGCAGATCCTCCGGCGTGGTCTCCGGTCCGATCCCTTCCAGAAAGGCCGCGATATCGGCAAAGAGCGGGGCCGCGGCTGCCTCGGCATGGCCCTCGGCGATAATCTGATCGACCAGATCGTCGATCGCGCTGTCATGACGGTGCTCGGCAAAGTCGGGCACGGCGGGATCTCTGGCCGGGGCTGGCTCTGTGCGCTCGTACCCGTCGCCATAGGTCTCCCTGACGCGCTCCTCGGTCATCCGCCAGCCCATCTGATGCAGCTTCTGATCCCGGTCGACGGCGGCCGTCGTATCCTCGGGATCCTCCATCTTGCGCCAGACCTGCGGCGGTGCGACGCCGGGAAAGTTGAACTCCGAGAGCCGCGCCACCGGCCCCTCGTTGAAGGACTGGCACACCAGATCCGCATCCGACTTGGCAACCCGGTCGGCCACGCCCTCATGCACTTCCGCCTGGGATCGGCTCGAGCCATCATCGGTCGTCATCGTCTGCGACAGGATGATCTTGGCAATCGCCTCGTCCATGGTGTCGTGCAGATGCTGATAATTGAGCGATGACGCGCCCGCCGGGGCCGACAGCATGTCGATATCCATCCCTTCGGGAATGATGATCCCGGCCTCGGAGCGGATCGAGAGCACCGCCTCGAGCAGCGTTCGTTTCTCTTCATCGGTGGCGTTCGGCCCGTATTTGCCCATCGCGGTCGGCATGCCGAACTTGTCGAGCGCGATCAGCCAGAGCTTGAGCCCGTTGCGCTTGAACCAGACCGGCCAGTAGAGCCAGTGCGCGAGGCCCAGACCATAGGGCTCGTCATCGTGATCCGCCCCTGTGGAAAAGACCCAGAATTTCTCCGCCGGCATCTCCTCGCCGGTCAGCATGTTCGACAGGGTCAGGAGGCGCAGCCCGCACGCCTCGTCGAAGCGAAACCGCACCCGGTCGCGCACCCGGATTTCCTCCCAGCCCCAGAGCCGCCCGTCGCGGCGGAACATCTGCTCGGCGACCGAATAACCATAGAAAAGCCCCCAGAGCATCTTTTCGGTGAGCCGGTCGAACTTCATGGCGCTCAGCTCGTCGCGCAGCCAGTCGGCGGCGCGCTGGCCCGCCGCCGTGTCCTCGCCCGGCACCACCTCCCATTCGCGGCTGGTCACAGCCGAGAGCCGCTGGATCATCACCGACTTGACCTGCGGGTCAGTGAGGATCGGCTTGTAGATGTCAAAGCTGCCGCCGCCGCGGGTGCGCAGGATCGGGTCCGTCGGCTCCAGCAGCGGGCCGATCCAGGGCCGGGTGATGTCACGCCCGTCCCGGATGCCCGCAAGCTCCATCGGGTTGCGCAGGCGCACCGATCTGAGCCGCATCGTGCTGGTTTTCCTAGCCATCTGAGAACCCTCCGAAATCCATGCCGCCACCGCCGCGGGCAAAGCCGCGCCGCACCCCGCCCAGAACGCCGGTGAAATCGTCGATGCCGCCCGAGGCGCGTCGCCCGCCCGCCGCGAACTCGATCGGCACCTGCCCTTCGGCCGCCGCCGACACCGCGAGCGCGCCTGCCCAGAACCTGTCGGCGTGCCCGTCGGTGTCGCCGTCGGAAATCAGCCGCCGGATGCCGGTCGGCCCGACGCGGGAGCGGATCGCGTGCAGATCGGCGCGCAGGACCGGATCGCCCGCCGGGATCCGCAAGGCGCGGTCCTGCATCCGTTCCTTCAGCGCCGTCGCCATGTCGAGCTTGGCCGCCGCGGTGAAGAGCACGCCCGAGACCCGCACCGAACCATAGCGGCGCTGCGCATCCTCGACGGGCTTCTCGCCCATGCCGGTCTGGTCGATCGCGGCGCGCGTCACCCGGTAGCGCCGGAACACGCCCGCCAGCAGCAGGTCCTGTTCGGCAAAGCTGATCCGGCGGCGCGCGATGATCTCGCGCGTCCAGAGCACGTCGCCCACCGCCTCCAGCACCCAGATCACGAAGAGATCGTTGCGCGCGGCGATATCGACGCCGACAAAGACCGGCCCGCCGGCATAACCCTCGGGCCGTCCGGCGGCGTCGTGCTCGCAGCCCGCGATCAGATCGTAATCAAGCCAGCTTGCCGCCTCGTCGAGCCATTTGAGCTCGAATTCCTGCGCCCAGGCGTCCTCATCGGCCATGCCCGCGCGCAGCTCATTGATATCGACTTCAAGCCCCTCTTCAACGGCCTGGTAAATATCCACGAAATGCCGCGACCACTGGCTCTCCTCCGCGGTCATCAGCTCATAGAACTTGTTGCCCTTGCCGTTGGGCGTGCTGATCACCCGGATCTTGTGGCCACCGCGCGCCGCGACCGGAAAGGCCGAACCCCAGATCCGGCGGCTGTCGCGGTGAAAGGCGAACTCGTCGAGGATCAGATTGCCGCCGAAGCCGCGCGCGGCGTCCGGGCTGGCCGAGAGCGCCACGATGCGCGACCCGCCCGGAAAGCGCACCTCATGGGTCTTGTAGGTGGCGTCAAGCTCGGGCGCATGGAACTCGCCCTCCTCGAAGACCGGTCCTTGGCCGCGGGCGAGCTGATTATAGGCCGCCCAGAAGCCGCGCACGATGGGCTTGAGCGCATCCTCCATCGCCTCCTTGGCGGTGCTTTCGGAGCGCGACAGGATGGTCCAGCGGGTGCGGCTCCCCGCGATCTCGGCGCGGATCGCATCATCGGCCGCCTCGCCCATCGCCCCGAAGGTCTTGCCGCCGCGCCGGGTGAACATGCCGATCTTGAACCGGCTCTGATCCTGCAGCCAGCGCTTCTGGTACGGCAGGAAGGTGATGACGGGCGCGGCCATCATGCCAGCCCCATCACCTCGCGCGCGGCCTGCGCCGCCACCGCGTCGATCCGGCCCGTCGCGATGGCCTGATCCAGCTTCTGCGACTGGGCGCTGCGCTCGGCCCTGAGGATGCCGTCGCGCAGGCTGGTCGAGCGGATCAGGTTGTTGAGCGCGGTGGTCAGGTCCTTCATGCCGCGCGGATCCGGCAGCTTGTCACCCGACATCATCATCTGCAGCCGCCACTGGATGGTGGTCAGTTGCTGGAAGAGCGCAGAGGTGACGTCGACCTCCTCCTTCAGGCTCGCCTCTTCGAGGAAGGTCCGGATCTCGTCCTGCGCGCGCTCCTGCATCTGCGCAAATTCCTGGAACTCCTGACCGTAGGCATGGATCGCCGATTTGCCGATCCGCACCTCAAGCCCCTCTTCCTCGAGGCGAAAGTTGAGCGCCTCGGCCAGATCCTCGTATCCGGAGAAGCCGCGCTCGCGCAGCTCGTCCTGCAGCCACTGGCGCAGCTCCTTCGGCAGCAGATCAACCTTGCGGCGCGGCGGCATGTCAGACCCTCCGGGCGCGGGGGCGCTGGATATCCGGGTGCGTGGCCTCGCCGCGGGCGGTCTCGATGCCGCGCAGTGTCGCCTCGGCGATCACGAACTCGCCGTGATCCTGCATCAGGACCATGCCCTGCTCCTGCAGCCAGGCCAGCTCGGTGATCACCTGGTCGAAGGTCGAGCCCACACCCACGCCGTTGAGCACGTCGCGCAGGATCGAGGCGTTGGCGGTATAACCCGAAACCTGCTCGAGGTGGCGCAGAATGGCCAGACGGCGATGCTTGCGGATGGTTACGTTGTAATCGCTCACTTCTTGCCTCCGTCGAGCAGGTGATCTTCGTGGCGGCTGACGATGATCTCCAGCCGGGCCATGATCTTGGCGTTGCCCTCCATCACCGCCCGCATCTCGTTCATCGCCCCGGTCTGTTTGACCAGTTCGAGCTGCAGCGCGTGCATGTCATCCTTGCCCGGCATGCTGGAAATCGTCTGCTCGATCCGCGCGATCCGGTTTTCATGCCGGTCCATGCGATCATCGCCGTCCTCGAGCTTGCTGTTGACGCTCGCGTCGCGCGCATCGAGGCGCGCATCGAGATCCTTCCGGCGCGTGGCGATGAAGGTGTAGAGCGCCGCCAGGATCGGGAAGATGACGCCGAGAGCCTTCCAGAAGATGTCCCAGTCGATCATGCAGAGCGCCTCCAGTCATCGAGCGCCGGATTGTCGCCGGGTTCTGTCGAGACCAGGGCCACCTCGGCATCCGGGCCGGGATCGGCGACGCCGGGGCTGTCATGCCGCAGGGCGCGCAATCGGGCGATGTTCTGCGCCACCTGCGGGGCCTGCGCGATGATCCGGGCGGTCTCCTTCTGCATCGAGACGCCGCGGAACTTCTGCATTTCCCGCGCCCCGAAGTAAAACGCCACGATCGCGCCCATCAGCACCCAGAGCGGCTCCGGCACCAGCGCCAGCCCTGTCATCCGCTCGGCAAACCACAATGGGTCGGCCATCGCCGACCAGAAGAGGAAAATGCAGCCAAAGGCCATCATCGGGCGCGGCAGGCGATTGAGCCCGTCGATGAACTGCCCCCACCAGCCGCCACCATGGCCGAACTCCGCCGCCATCTGCGCCAGCGCCGCCTGCTGGAACGAGGCCTCGCGCGCATCCGCGGCCTCGGCATTGGGGCGAAAGACCTGCGCCGTCTCGGCGATGACATTGCGCCCGCCGCCAAACAGCGCGCCCATGAACCTGATCAGCCCCATGCCGCAATCCTTTCTGCAAACTGCGCCTCGGTCATCCGGTAGCGCTGCGCCATGAATTCCTCGGCGCGCCGGATCCAGCCACCCTTGCCGCCCGCGCGGCTGCGCGCGTATTTGCGGCTTGCGGGGCGTGCATCGGCCAGACGCAGGTAATAGTTGCGCCGCGCGATGGCATAGGCATCGGCGATGTGACCGGGGGCCGCATCATGCGCGGCCTTTACCGCCCGGATCGTCGCCGGGCCGATCACCCCGTCCACCGTGGCCGGATACCCCATCTGGGTGACCAGCCGCTGCAGGATCTTCACCGCATTGGCCCCGGCATTGACCTGCATGTCGAACACGCTCGCCTGCAGCGCCTCGGGCAGCTGCGCGATGCGCGGTCGCACGAAATAATGCTCGATGAAGATATCGACCGCCTGCGCGCGCGTGAGCAGCCGCACATCCGCAACGGTGACCCGCCCGTCGCGATCAAGATCGAGCCCGAGGGCGCGCATCGTGTGGATCGTCACGCCAAAGTTCGTGGCCCCGCCGGGATCGTCGGGGTCATTCACAAAGCCGCCCTCGCGGGCGACGATCTCTTCGGCGATGTCTCGGACTGTTTGCATGGCGCACCCTCTTTCCCGTCAGGATAGAGAGTGTGGCCCGGCTTATTCAGATGAAGCCCTTCGCATGACCGCCAGAAGGGGTGGCTCATTCTCCTGCGCCAGCTCTGCCTTGACCTGCAGCACCCGGCGCGCGGTGACCCCGAACCGGTTGGCCAGCTCGTTGACCGGCACATCGGGAGCGAGGGTGAGCGCCTGCCGCAATCCGTCGCGGGCCTGGGCGCGGGCCGATGGCACATCAATGTAATCGCCAGCGTAGCGCTCGGAAATCCATCTGGCAATATCCCGCCCCGCCAGGACCATCAGCGGACTGCCCGCGAGGCGGCGCGCACCGGGCACGTAAAGCCGCATGCCGCCCGCCCGCGCGAAGAAACGGTCGATGGCGGCTTCGTCGATCTCGGCGCGCAGCTCCTCCGCCCAGAAGAGATCACGCTCCACGCCGACGCCTCCGGCCGACGCGCTTGTCGGGCTCATGGTGCAGTGCAACGGTGACGACAAAGCCGTCCTCGATGCGATAGACGAACCCGTCGCTGATCACGCCATGGGCACCGGCTTTGATGCCCATATCCGCCACCCGGCCGATCCTGTGCCGGATCGCGGCGATATCCATGCCCTGCACCCGCTCGAGATAGCGGATCACGGCATGATCGGTGACAGGATGGCGGGGCTTCTTCACCGACGGTGATCCTCCCAGTCGAAGTCGATGTTTTGCCGCTCGCCCCAAGACTTGAGGGCCTGGATCACATCGTCGATCAGCTTCCACTCACGCAGCATATCCACATCGGCCGGGACCGAGCCCCAGACCGCGCCGAACCGCTTGCGGACAAAGGCATTGAGCCCGGCGCGGGAGGGATCGCGCAGCGCGCCGGACTGCCCCAGCTTGCGCCAGAGCACATGGATCATGCGCAGATCGGCGCGCGGCGCGGGCCTGTGGCGCGGATTGCGGGGCCGGTCGTCAAACCCGGCCTCCTTCAGGCGGTCCACCACCAGCTTCATCTCGCCGTCGCTCATGTCGCGCAAGGATGCCTTGCCGGTCACGCTCACCTGCAAATCGCGGCGGGCGTCATCATCGAGGCCGAGCTGGCGGCAGGCGGTGAAGATCAGCTTTTGCAGGGCGCGCGCCATTGCCTCACACCTTCGCCAGGTCGAGCAGGACGGTCTGCCACGGGGCCTCGGTGTTGGGGCGTTGCCTGACGCGCACGTAGGTGGCCTTGCCCACCACGCGCATGGCGTCGCGGATCGCATCCATGGCGCGCATCCAGCGGCGGTCCTCGATCTCGAGCCGCAGGAGCATGAAGATCTCGGCGCGATTGATCTGGCCTTCGCGGTCGGTGTTGAAGGCGCGGGTGACGATCGCCTGTATCTCCGGACGGCTGTCGGCGGACCACTCATTGAGGCATTCATCAATGAGGCCCTTGGCAATCTGCAGCTCGGGGCCGAAATCCACCCGGTCCTGCACCTGCACCTGGACCTGGTAGAGCCCGTCATAGGTGGTCAGCGTCTTGTTGCCCTTGGCCCCGCCCAGCCGCGCCTCGTATTCCTGCGCGAGGATCGCCTCAAAGGCGCTGATGTCGTCGAAGGTATGCTCCTTGAACCGGCGCAGCTGATCGCTGAGCGCCAGCGCATAGCCTGCGATCTTGCGCACCTGTTCGTCCTGCAACTGATCCTGCGGGCGCACCGGATCGAGCGGCACTTCGCGGCCCTTGGCATCGATCATCTTGCGGCGACCATTCTCCTCGATAATGCCCGAGGGCACCGGATGCGGGGTGAATTCAGACATTGTCGTCTCCTGTTGAATGGGGTGTTGAAAGCAGGCGCGGTCCCACGCCGTTGAGCGCGCAGACGGCGGCCATGGCGGCGATCTCGTCCATCGAGCAGAGCGTGGTGCCGCGCGGACCAAGCAGATCCACCTTGGCCACGCCCGAGGCCGCCAGGCGTACCATCTCCTCATTGCTCCAGCGGGCGATCTCGGGCGCGGTCATGCCTCACCTCCGTTGTTGAGCGGGCAGCGGTTGCAGGCCCGGTACATCGTGATGTAATCGGCGTTGACGTTCCCGAACTGCCGCGCGCGGCCGCGCCACTTGCGGCAGACCTGCTTGCCGATGCGCCCCTTGACCGGGCAATCGACATCCTCGGACATCAGATGCCCGCGCACGAGGTCCTCGACGATGCCGAGATCCGCCGGGTAGCGGTTGCGCAGCACGTTCGAGACCAGCGACGCGCTGCGCTCGAGCCGCCTGGCGACCTTGTTCTGGCTGGTCTCGTCGCAGGCCCTTGCCAGTGCGGCCACCCAGTCGGGCAAGGCGTCGCCCCAGAACTGGCGGGCGGTGTCGAGCGCACTCATGCCGCACCGCCCTTCGCGCGGGCGAACACGCCCGTGTTGGGATCAAGCACCCCCGCAAGGCGCACCGGCTTCGGCGCGCGCGGGCCGGTGTCCTCGACGATCTGATAGAGCGCCTCGCGGCGACCGGGAATGGCGGTCTGGCGCACTTTGAGATGGGTCGAGGCCAGAAGCTGGCGGCAATAGGCGCGGGCCTTCTCGACCGTGACCTCGACGCCTCCGGCATTGGCATGCGCGGCGATGTCAACGGGGCTGAACTGGCGCAGGGTGCGCATCGCCCGCCACATGTTGCCTTCCGGTGTCGCCTCGCCGCTCACCGGCTGTGGTCCGGGCGGCGGCTTGTCCGCAGGCCGGTAATACTTCTTGTTGTTGGGGCCCATCCGCGAAACCCGGATGCGGCCATCCTCGCGCCAGAAGCGAATGTAGCGTATTGCGGTCTGCTCGGTGCAGCCAAGGCGCGCGACATCCAGAAAATCAAACTCGTCGAGGTCCCGCGCCGCGGCCCACATCCGTTCAAAGAGCTCGCTCATGCGCGCACCGCCTTGCCCTCGGGGGCGAGCGGCACCACCGTCTCGCGCGTCCGCGGGGCGCGATACTCCTCCACCCGGCGCACGGCGGGCGGCTGTCCGGTCTCGAAGATGCGGTTGCCCCAGAGCTCCATGTCGGCCAGGCGGCGGCCCCTGCCCTGCGCGATCTCCCTCGCATGCGCGAGGTTGATCGCCACCCGCCGGATCGAGCCGCCCGAGGCATCCACGATGGCCCCCAGAAGATCGTCGGCGACATCGATCCCCGCCGCGTAGATCAGCGCCAGCTTCTGCGCATCCGAAATGTTGCAGGCCAGCGCAGGCTCCCAGGCAAGCTGGCGGTTGTGGATGTTCTCCCAGCGGGTCAGGTCCTGCGGCAGCTTTTCCTCGCCGACCAGGATGATCGGCGCCTGGCAGCTCTCATAGATGTCGCGGGCAAGCTCGATCATGCGCTTGCGCAGCAGATACTGCGCATCGTCGATGATCAGCGGCCGGTCGGTGCGCGCCAGCTGCGCGCCGATCGCGTCAACCATGCCCGCCACGCCGCGCACCGGCGGCAGGCCGATCTCGCGCAGCACCGCCTGCGCGAAATACGTCGGCGTCCAGCAGTCCTTCACCTGCACCACATGCGCCTGATACTCGTTCGCCGCGACCGTCACGGCGGTGGTCTTGCCCCAGCCCGAGGGGCCGTAGAAGGTCGCCATGCCGGGCAGGCCGAAGGCGCGGGTCTGCACGCGCTCGATCAGACCGATCAGCGCCGCGACATTCCGCAATGGCGCAATGGATGGTGTCATGCTGCTCTCCTTTTCTCTGCTCACTCTTCCGCGCTGAAGCGGCGCGCCATGCGCAGCCCCGCGCGGTATTCCGAACTCTGCTGATAATCCGCCAGCCACGCGGCCTGTGCCTGCGTCAGGGTCTCGCCCTCGGCCACCGCACGCTCGAGCGCGCGGGCGCGGTCGAACCTGACCTCCGGATCGTCGTCGGCGGGATCGGCGGGCCGGGCGCGATGCTCCTCAAGCCGCATCACGCGCGCCGCAAGTTCGACCTCGCGCGCCTGCTCGTCAGCGCTGAGAACCCGCCGCCGTTTCGGTGCGGCCTTGTGGGGCGTGACCAGTTGATGCACCTGCGCCTCGGGCAGCGGCGCGTCGGGGGCCAGGCCGGATGCCGCACGAACCCGTGCCGCCACCTCCGCCGCCGAGAGCTCACGCGCAGCTTTTGCCTCCGCCTTCTGCGCTTTGACCCATGTGCCACGCTTGCGGGCATGATCGCGCGCCGCGTCCACGTCGATGAACTTCGCCGCCTCGAGACAGGCGGCATGGCCGAGATAGCGGCCCGAGAGGTCATAGACCTCAAGCCCGGCGGCGAGATCGTCGGCATCGAACCGTGCCACCACCTTCTCGCCCGCGATCCGGTACATCCATTCCGACCAGTAATCGGTGTCATAGAGCCTGAGCGCACCATTGCCGCGTTTCGCTCTGATCCCCTCGGCGCGGAGCAGCCACAGCCGCAACTGCTCGTCCGTCGCGCGGCGGATTGTGGCCCTGGCATAGCCCTCATTGAACACCTCGTTGAACGAGCGCCCCATGGCGACCTCGCTGCGCCGTCCGGGGCGGGCGTTGTGATGCGCGAGCTCCTCCTCCAGCACCGCGCGGAACTCGTCGAGCGGGATGGCGCGGGTGCCATAGTCCTCGGGCTTGGCGTCCGGCTTGTTGCCGGTATAGGCCCCGTCAAAGGCCGGGTGCTTGGCCACCCGGTCGCACAGATCCCGGAACGCGCGCTCGATGGGCTTGGATTGCCCCGAATAGGGCGTCGCCCAATGGACATGCACACCGAGAAGCGGCAGCAGACCGGGAATATCCTCATCGGTGATCTTGAAGCGGAACCGCGTCGGCGTGCCGCCGGTCATCGCCTTGGCGGCAAATTCCCGGCCATTGTCGATCAGCACCGATTGCGGGATGCCGTAGGTCCGGATCAGATCGCCGGTCACCAGCTGCACGGTGTGGCTGTTGGCGGTATCCGACAACCGCCAGGCCAGCAGCTTGCCGGAATAGACATCCGACCAGACCATGAGCTGCGGACGCACGGGTTTGTCGATGCCGGGCCAGCGCACGAAGACATCGAACTTGTGATAATCGCCCTGCACGCATTCCAGCGGGGCCATGTATGCCTTGCTGCGCACCTGCGCCGGGTAAAGCCCCCGCAGCGCCTGCTCGCCCTTGCGAAACCAGATCGCGGTGGGCTCCGACACATTGGCCTGCATCCAGCGCCGCACCTGATGCAGCGGCGGCACCTTGCTGTTGCGCCGCTCGGCCAGCCAGACGCGCGCCGCGCGGTCATAGCAGCTGGTCAGGCTCGGTTGCGATGGCCGCAGCCAGTCGCTGCGCACCAGCGCACAGAATTTGTCGTCAAGGGCGACCCGACGCCCGGCCGATGTGCGCACCGCGCGCCCGTCGATGAGAAAGGCCAGCCGGTCCGCCAGCGCGACGCCCTCCACCGCGGCAAGCCAGTTCCAGAGCGACTTTTCCGCCCGCCCCAGCTTGCGCGCCACATCCCGCACCGCCACCGACCGGGCAAGACCCGCACCTTCCAGAAGCTCGACCTCGGCAATCGCATTGAGGCGCGCCTGCGCCTCGGACCGGGCCTTGTCCCCCGCCGCCTCATAGCGCGCCCAGGCCTCGCCCCGGTCAGGCCGTGCTGCCAGAGCCTGCGTCGGGGCAGCACTCAGCCGCATCCGCGCGCGCATGGGCAGGACGGACCAATGATATTCCAGCCCGCCGCCAGCGCCCTTGCGCCGACGCACCTTGCCCGGCAGAACCGCCCAGCCTTCGCGCTGCGCCATCTCGTTGACCTTGCGCTTGGTACCGGGCAGATCGGGCAGCCCTGCCCCGGCCAGTTCGGCCGCGCTCCACCATTCCTGTGCGGGGGTGATCTGGCTCATCCCTGATCACCCCGGCGCAAAACCTCCGCAAGGCGCTCCGAGACATCGGTGCCGCGTTCACTCAGGAACCGCCGCTGCGCCACCGGCCCCGCACGATCCCAGGCATCCATCAGGCGCAGGAACTTCGCATCCTTGTCGCTCATCGGCGCGGGGCCTTCGCCCCGTGCGGCGCGGTAGAGCTTGCGCGCGGCGTTGACGGTTTTGGCTTCCCCGGCGGCCAGGGCATTGACCGCAAAGCGGCGTTCATCGACCTCCGTGATCTTGCCGATTTCCGCAATATCATTGTAGCAGACCCACTTCGGTGAGCTGCGCAGAGCGTCGATTTCCGGGCGTTCAAGAGCCTTTACGGCTCGGATTTGGCGACGGACCGTACTTTCGTCCTGACCCGTCATCGCGCCGATCTTGGCTGCAAACGATACGACGGGTATCGTGCCCGTCGTATCCCATCGCTTGGCAATCAAGGCCTGTCCGATGGCCGCGCGCGCCTCCGGATACTTCTTTTCATAGGCATGCTTGTATTCCAGAAGGAAGACCGCGCGATCGACCGGTTTCATCTCGGCGCGGGCGAGATTGCGCTCGATCTCCATGAGCCGTGCATCCGCATCCGTGCCCTCGTGGATGGATGCGAGGATCGTCGTGTTGCCAAGCTGCCGCTCGGCCGCCATCCGGTGTGCGCCGTCAATCAGACGAAAGCTCACTACGCCCTTGCGTCGCACCCGGCGCACGTCGATCGGGTCCGTGGTGGCCCCACCCTCGCGGATCGTCATCAGGATCGCCGAGACGCCCATCTCGTCTACGGGGCGCAGCCGGTCTTCGACAACGATGTCATCGAGCGCAAGCTCGCGCGTTTCGATCAGGCGCAGTTCACTCATCGTCGAGCGCCTTTCGCATGGCAGTCACCATGTTGCCCAATGCGTCCAACTCACTGCGCAGGAGAAAGACGGGGACGTCCGGATAGGCCTCGTAGATCGGGTCCCCGAGGTCTCGCATACCGGCGATGAACTCGACCTTCTGGGCGCTCTGGAGTATCCATTTCGCAAGTTGATGAGCTCGGTAAGTTTCGTTTTTGTCCGTCATGTCGGTGCCTTCGTCATCGTGTACCGGCAGATCAGCCGGTCGCCTTTCCGCTCACGGGTGCAGAGGATCTCCGCCCCGTTCGCCCGCAACTCCGCGATGCAGCTGTTCACCGCCACCACATGCGCCCGCCGCACGATCTCGCGCGTCGTGTGGGGGCGGCCATCCTTGAGAACGGCCAGCACCCGTTGCAGGCGGGGTGAGGTGAGCAGCGCGTGATGCATCAGCAGCCCAGCATCCGGTTGTCGAGCCCGCCCAGACGGGCACGGCAGGGCTGGCACATCCGGTGCCCGACGCCCGTTGACCAGAACTCTGTGCCGCAGGTGAGACAGGGCCGGTTGCGCGCCTGGCGCGACTGGCGGGCCTCGGCCTCGATCCTGTCCAGGGCGTTCTCGGCCAGATATCGGTGGCTGTGCGTCTTGCTCAGCCGCTTCTTGCCGTCGAACACCGCATAGCCGCAGCCCCATTTTTCCACGCGCAGTCTCATGGCGCTTATCCTCCGAAACTCGCGACGACAAAGAGCATGGCGAACAACGCCAGCGCCCCCAGCACATCGCCGATGACCACAAACGCGCCGCGACCGGGGCAAGCAGACCGGGACCGGTCGCGGCGCAAGACCCGCGCGCCATACAGGCAAGCACGCACGCGGGTGTTCAAACGGGTGTTGAAGGGGCGGTTCATCGCACACGCTCCCGCACGAATTGCGCCTTGCGGATCGACAGGTGATGATCCTCCGCCAGGTTGCTCAGCCGCATCAGCGGCAGCGCGCAGGCGGGATCGTCGATGTCCCGCACCAGCTGCAGCGCCAGCGCCACCCGCTGCCGCTGCGGGATGGCCGCGATCTCGGCCTGCAACTGCCCCGCATCGGGAATGAGATCGCTGATCCGCATCACGATTGCTCCTCGTCTTCGAATTCCGGGAATGGCTGGACCGGAGAGAGCGGTGAATTGGGCTCCCCCGCCCCGGCGCTCAGCACGCCGGTGATCACATGCACCGCAAACACCGCCCACAGGATCAGGCTCAGCGCCAGCACCAACACGATGGCAAAACCATGCGGAACACGGCGTTCTTGGGTGGGCCGGGTCATGCCGCATCCTCCGCGTCTCCAGAGAGGCGACGGATGCCATCGGGCCACGCATGGCCCGAACCGTCCGGCCAAAGGTCGGAACAACGTCGGATGATAACCTTTGCACGACGGAGGGTTAGCCCCACGCCCGCATCAAGACGCGCCACCGTATCGCCGCTGCCGCTAGCCATACGAGAGGCATATGTGACCTCCCAATCGCGGGCCTTTGCCAGCGCGATGATCAGGTCTCTTATTTGGTGCTCGCTCAACATGCACCAATTTGTGCACAATTATGGACGTAGTGCAACCACAATTGAGGATACTTAGAAAAGATTGGACGGAACCTCGGTTTTTAGGTAGTGCACAATTGTGCATACAGTTCCGTCATATGTCCTCCTTGAGGAATTGAGAGCCCGGTTGAAAGATACTGGGGCGTCACACCGTGGCTTGGAAGCTCAGCTTGGATTGGGAAAGAATGCTCTCAAGGGAATGCTGGATAAACAGCCCAGAACCCCAAGCGTTGATAGAGCCAAAGAAATCGCGGAAGCACTTGGATTGGAATTCTACATAGGCCCGCCGCGCGAGACCGGAACCGTGTATACCACCCAGATCGGCCACGAAGACTTCGCCGCCATCCCCCGCGTCGATGCCCGCCTCGCCGCCGGGCCGGGGGCAGAGAATGGTGACGTATCGCTTGAAGGCGCACTCGCCTTCCGCCGCGACTGGCTGCGCGAGCGCGGCATCTCCCCCGCCCAGGCCTGCCTCCTGCGCGTGTCGGGCGACAGCATGTGCCCCACGCTAAACGATGGAGACCTGGTCATGATCGACGAGCGCCGCACCACCATCCGCAACCGCCACGTCTACGCGCTGATCGACACCGACGGGGCTGCGCGGGTCAAGCGTCTGGATCTGGTCGACAATGAAATGATCATCCTGACCTCCGACAACCCGGACTACCCGACCGAGACCCGCCGCGGCCCCGACATGAACCACATCCGCATCCTGGGCGAAATCGTCTGGTCAGCGCATTCGTGGCAGGGAGTGTAG